GAGTCGGTCATGGAGTCGCAGGCGCGGCGCGTGCCGATGTCCTCGAAGACGAAGTCAATCCCACGGTCGGCCGGCATCACGGTCACCGCCGGAACGACGTACGTTTCGGACACCAGCACCAACGACGACGTCACCCTCACCGCGCGGCGGTTCATCGCGAGGGTCACGGTCGACGAGGACGACCTGGCCGACGTCTCCACCCGCCTCGACATGCTCGGCGCGAAGGCCCTCGACTGGGCGATCTCCTACGCCGACGTGTTCGACAACGCGTGCCTGGGCGTGACCGGCGTCGAGAACGGTACGACGGTCCCGTTCACCAGCGCGTACAAGGCGCTGCGTACCACCAACTCCGGCACCTCGTACACCGCCGACGCGAACTACCTGACCTGGGACGACGACCTGATCAGCGTCCCGACCACCCCGGCCGGTACGTCGCTGTACGAGAAGCTGTCGGCACTGTTCAAGCTCGTCGAGACCGGCAAGTACTGGAACCAGGCGGACATGATCGTCGTGGCGGCGCCGGGCTGGCGTGACGCGCTGCGACTCTGTGTCGACGCCCAGGGCCGCCCGATCTTCCAGCCGGGCTCCGGTCAGGGCGCGCTCCTGCCGGGCAACGGTACCCCCGACGTGCTGTTCCAGACCCCGGTGTACTGGTCGCGCGGCTGCAAGACCTCGGCGACGAACAGCGGCTCCCCGGCCGGCAACGACCTGCTGTACTTCGTCAACCGGCGGCACCTGGCCCGGGGCGACCGTTCCGGTCCGGAGACGCTGACCGACGACGCGCGCGCGCAAGACGACACGGACGACTACGCTATGAAGTTCCGTACTCGCCGTGCGTTCAAGTTGACGCACGAGAAGGCGGCCGCGGTTCTGGAGCGGATCACCGACTAAACGCGCCCGCAGGGCTGCCCACATCGGCTCTGACCAGGGGCGACGCGGGGGAAGCGGACCGGCGGCGGACAGGGGCCGCCGCCGGTCCGGCGTATCCAGAAGGAGGTGTGACGGTGGCCACAATCCAGCAGGACATCACGCTGAGCAGCGGCCGGACGTTCACGCTCTCCGTGGTCTGCGCAGCCGAAGACCCGGACACGCACGAGGTGGAACTGCGGGACCTGACCGGCTGGACCGGCGCCATGCAGATCCGGGCCACCGCCGACGCAACGACCGTGCTCGCCGAGGCCGACGTGACGATCGACGTCACCACGGCCACGGTGACCGCGACCATCCCCGACGAGGAGACCGCGACGATGACGTGGCGGTCCGGCGTCTACGACCTGATCATCACGAACGGGATCGACGTCGATCCCCCACTCGTCGAGGGGGCCGCCCGGCTCCGGCGCGGCATCACACGGTAGGAGCAGCGATGAGCACCGAGGAAAACCCGGACGTGTACGCGGAAATGCTGCTCGCCATCGAGCATGTCCCCTGCCCGCTGGGGATTTGCCTGGTCGCTGAGACGGTGCCGTGCGTGAACCGCCCCGAGGAGACGCCCGCGCATCGGCAGCGCGTCGGCGCCTACCGCGCGTGGCTGGAAGGCGGCGGCGGTGCCTGAGCAGGAGACCCCCGCGCAGTTCCTGGCCCGGATGCGTTCCGTGGGCGTCATCGGTCAGCGCACCCGCCCGGTCGTCAAGGAAGGCCGCCGCGCCGACGGCGTGCGCGTCAAAGCCACCACGGACGAGCTGGGCAACACCACCACGGAGCACAACGTGAAAGGCGACCGGGTCGACGTGCTGATCCGGCCGGACACCGTCAAGCTCAAGATCGGGGTTCAGCAGTGAGCGAGCCAGGGGCGCGCCCCACCTTCGCGGAGCGGCTGGAAGACCCGCTCTCGCACTTCCCGTACAAGCACGACGAGGCCCTTACGGCCGTCGGCGACGACCCCGCGGCGCGTGCCGAGGTCGACGCCACCGCGGCCTACGTGGCCGCCCAGGAGGCCTACCTCCGGGACCCGTCCGAGGAGACCCGCGCGGACGAGCGCGAGGCGGCGCAGGCCCTCCAGGACGTCCGCCGGGAGCGGCGTCAGGCGCGCGAGCAGGACGAGACGACCCGGACGGCTGAGCGTGAAGCGGCCGAAGCCCTCCAGGCGGCCCGCGACGAGGACGAGGAGGCGTAACGATGGCTGTCACCGTCTCGGGCCTGTACGTGGCGAACATGATCGATGTGTTCGACGCTACGCAGCTGGCCATCGACCTGTCGCTGACCACGCACAAGATCGCGCTGCTGAGCAACTCGGCCACGCCCAACTTCTCCTCCGATGTCACCTGGAACAGCACCAACGAGGTATCCGGCACCGGCTGGGCCACGGGCGGCGTGGCGCTGTCCGCGGCGGCCGCGGGCGCCACCTCCACGGCGCCGACCAACACCGAGTCGCCGACCGGCAGTCAGATGTACGACATGGGCGACATCTCCGTCGCCTCGACCACCCTCACCAACGCCCGCGCGGCCCGCATCTACGCCGACGCCCTCGCGGGCGACAACCTCATCGTGCTGATCAACTTCGCGGCCGACTACAGCACCGTCAACGGCACGTTCGGGATCGTCTGGGCGTCGACTGGTGTGTTCGCGGTGGACTGGACGCCGTAGCCGTGACCGACTACTACCTCACCACCCCGCTCAGCCGGTTTCACACGGCCGTCGGCGCGACGTTCGCGTCGTTCACCACGAAGCAGGACGTCAGTCCCCAGCCCATGCCGATCATGCCCGCCACCCTCGCGCGGGCCGGCACCAAGCTGTGGATCAAAGCAAACGGCGAGTTCAGCACCACGGGCACGCCCAATATCACCCTCGGCCTGTTCATCGGCACCCTGGCCAACCCGTCGGTGATCACGACCGACATCGCGCTGTCGTCGGTGATCGCCACCGGTTCCGGCGCGGCCGCCTGGCCGTGGGAGATGGAGTGGCAGGGCACGTTCACCAGCGACCTCGGATCGAACAACGTCACCGGCTCCGGCGAGCTGAAGCTGGGCACGGCGCTGACCACGTGGACGTCGACACCGATTCCGGTCACGGCGGCGCTGCGCACGTTCACGTGGGACACCACCGTGGCCAAGGCGATCGGCGTGTCGGCCACCTACTCGGCGTCGAGTGCATCGAACACGGTCAAGGTGAACAACCTCATCGCGTTGCTGCAGAACTGACCGGCCCGCCGCCCGCGCCCTAGCCGAGGGAGGTTCGGCCCGTGTCACTGTCCTGGCCGAACGTCACCGGCACAGTGATCAACTGTTCGGTGGGCACCCTCGGCAACATCACCGCCGGCACCATCGTCGGCCTGGTCAACATGACCACCAACACCGGCGGCGTGATGTCGCTCGGCGTCACCTCGTCGAGCTTCGACCGGCAGATCCTCGGCGACACCGGCGAGTGGTTCGGCGGCGGCGACTTCTCCGGCTTCACCGGCACCCCCGGTGCTGTCGTGCCCGGAAACTGGCAGCTGATCGGCGTCAGCTGGACGTCCGGCAGCATCTACCGCTGGCACTTCTGGGACTACACCGCCAACAGCGCCAAGGTCCACACCAACGGCACCGGCACCCACTCCGCGCCCGGCACGATCACGTCGGTGCAGCTGGGCAACAGCGAGGTTCGCGGCAACGGCCTCATCGCCGCCCTGGCCGTGTGGACGCGCGAAATCACCGACGCCGAGTTCAACTCGATCTGCACGGCCAGCCTCGCCGACTGGATGGCTACCACCGGCGGCGCCCCGGCGGCCCTGTGGGCGATGAACGTCGCCGCCGCCTCCGTGGTCGACGGCACCGGCAACGGGGCCAACGCATCCAGCGTCGTCGGCACCATCACCACCGGCGCCGACCCGCCCGGCTTCAACTACGCCCTGACCGCCGGGGCACTGCCGGCCCCGCCGGCCCGGCTTCCACCGCTGCCGCTGCTCCATCAGATCGCCGCCGCGACCGAAGCCAAATGGCGAGCCGCCTCCGTCGGCGCCGCCAACGCCGACCAGACCGTCTCCCCGGCGACCGTCGCCGCCGTCGCTACCGTCCCGGCACCGGCTGCCCAGGCGGGCTCCGCGCCCGCCCCGGCCACGGTCGCCGCCGTGGCTACCGTGGGCGCGCCCACGATTCAGCTGTCGGTCGCCATCACCCCCGCCACCGTTGCCGGGGTTGCCACCGTGGGCGCGGCCGCGCCCAACACCGGCGAGACCGTCGCCGCCACCACCGTGGCCGCGGTGGCCACCG